TCTTTGATTTTTCAGGATTAAAATTATTTACATATTGTAAACAGTTTTCAATACCATCACCAATCATTTCTTCTTTGAATGTATAATTAATAAAGTTTGGTTTGTAAGATAAGTGTTGTGCAATTTTTAAAAAGCATTCACCTATATAATCTGAAACTGGTGGAGTATCTTCACCTTGTGCTTCTGATTCTTTTACCTTTTCTTTCCACTCTATTATTGCCTCTAAAAATTCTTTATTATTAACATAGTGTTTTGCATTTGCAGCCATCTATATTTTCCTTTATCATATACTATCATATTTTTAATATATGTCAATCACCTTTTAATATTTATTTTGCATTGACAGATTGGTTTTTACTTGGTATAATCTTCTTGAATTCGATGAATTAATTCTTTAATTTAGATTCTGGATAATAATTACAATATTCATCAATCATATCCTCAAACTTATCTTCATCTGATATATCTGATTCTGCAGACATTTTATTTTCTAATTCATCATTTGCTTTTTTTAAACTAGAGTGATTATCAAAATCTTTAAATCTTTTTACTATATACTCGTAATATTTTGTTAGACCTGTGGTAACACTATGATGAACTATGACTTGATTTTTTTGTATGGCAAATGTTTTTTCATCAGTAAATGTTGTCCATTTACGAAGAGCAAGATTTTCTTCATATTCACCTTTTTTATTCATAGATGTTAAGTTTACTAACTTTAAAGGTAACGAAATTTTAAAATAATCATTTAATGTGTCGTGTACCATACAAATGATTTCATCACCATTTGAAAGTTTAAATATTCTAGGTTGTATTTCTTTACTCATTCCATAACCTTAATTTTTGATTCTCTGGTACCCAATCACTTGGTGGGTCATCAAAATCTGTGCTGTTATAATTTACATTACACCAAAAGTGGTCAAATAATTCTTCTTTTGTTCCACCGAGAATATTAAATTCATTAAACATTTCATCTATTCTTTTTTTTGTTTTTTCTTTATTATATTCTATTTTTCTTTTATAGTCATACATTTCTTTTAACTTTAAATAATCATCTTCATTTATCATAGTTTTATCCTGTGAATTGTATAATCAAATTGCTCTTGGTTGTATATATTTATTCTTTCCATAAAATGCTGAAGTGTAAAGTTCTGTCTACTTTTGTAACTAAAATCATCAGCAATATCAAATAATTTACATTCATTTTTATTATCACCCAATCTTAAACCACGACCTATTGATTGTAATACTCTTATCTTACTTTTAGATGGTGAACTAAAAATAATGTTATGTAAGTTCTTAATATTAATACCAGTAGAAAATGTACCATATGATGCAACAATTATAGCATTAGATGATTTTTCTGTAATGGCACGAATCTTTTCTCTAGTCAATGCATCAACATCACCACTTACAAAAAATACTTTTCTATCTTTGTATGTATTCAATATTAAATCGTACAAAGGTTTTCCATGTTTTTCTACAAATTGATATAATACTAAAGTATTACCTTTTAGTGGTGACAATAATTTATTAACAAAAAATAGCCGCGGTTTGTGTCTAACAATGTAATCTATCTCATCTGCATATTTTAAATCTTTTACTATTTTACATTCATTTTCATGATACCCTAAAATCAAACTATCAATTTTTAAATTTGATAATGTTCTCTTATCAATCAATTCTTTTGTTGATATCACTTTATTTACAGCACCAAATACACCTTCTAATACTAGTTTATGTGTTTGTAAATCATCAAGTGTACCTGTTAAACCAAAACGATATTTACATAGATGTAATTTATTCATAATAGATGTTAATGATTTAGATTTAAAAGTATGTGCCTCGTCACCTATGACACAACCAAACTGTTCAAAATATTTTTTGGGAAACTTGTATAATGACTGCCATGTAGATATGACTACATCTTTGGTAACTTTTTTATCGTGACCTTGATAAATTTTTTGCATATAAGATTCTAACCAACCATAATCTAAAAAGTCTGAATACATTTGTTCTACTAAACTTGTTGTAGGTACTAATATCAAAGTTTTAAGATTCTTTGAATGACACCATCTTGTAAGACCATATATGATTAACGATTTACCAGATGCAGTAGGACAAACAAAAAGACTACGACATTTTCTGGCACCACAAAGAATAGAAGAAATCTGATAATCACGAGCTTTGTATGGTATATTAAGGTGTTTAATAAATGACTTAATAGTTGACTCATCTATATCCTCTGGTTTTGCGTTGAAACCTAATTCGTATCTTATATCGTTTCGTTTACAGAACTCTCGAATATAAGGTAATAACCCCACATAGATTTGTCCTGTAGCAATTGAATATAATCGTATTTTTCCATCCCATACTTTATTTCGATAGCTGGGCATAAATCTTGCACCAGGGACTTCAAAGGTAAAGTATTCGGATAACTCTCTTGCAATATGTTGTTCTGTTTCAATTTGTAAGTATACTTCATTTTTTTTCGTTATTTTCATATGGCACTTCATTCTCATCTAGTTTAGGAAAAGCATCTCTTTTAGATAAAAGTTCTTCATCTGCTTTTCTAGCAGCTTCTATCTTTTCCTTATCTTTAGTTGTGTGTGGAAGACCAAGTGCTGGTCTAGAATCAAATTTACAAAAATCACCATACGGGCCGTTCTTGTCAACATAATGTAAAAATACCTGTGTTTGCCATGAACCTAAAGGTGCATCTAAAGCTTCTCTCCAATGTTCTACTTCACACCCACGATAGATTACTCCATCACCAGGTTCCATTGGAATCATCTTTCCCTTTTCACCTCTTTCTCCAGTTTCTGGTCCTACAAACATACCCCAATTATAATCTTTTTTACCTTTATAATCATATCCTAAACAACAAGTAATAGATACTTCACAAGATGGTCTATCTTTGTGTCTTTTTAAAACATCACCTACTTTGTATAATCTATAATATGAATATGTTGGCCACAATTCTAAACCGGTAGATTTCTCTATTGACTTTCTACCAAAGTTTAATAATGTTTCCATAAGTGGGTCACCATAAACACTATGACTACCAGGAATTTGAGCACCATCTGATTCTGGTTGAAAATTTCTAGCTCTATCATAGTGAGAATATTGAGTTGCTACCTTTGCGATATCTCTTGGTATCATCTCTTTAATTAAAACATATTTTTTTTCTTTGAAAAATTTTACTGTATCAATCATCTAAACATCTTCCCTAAATTCCATATTACTAATGAGTATCGTGTACCTTCAGTAACAGGTGTAACCAAATGGTGTACATATGATGGAAATACTATGATAGAACCTCTTGGTCTAATTTCTTTACAGGTATGATATCGTTTATTTCCTGCATGAGGTCCAAAATCAAATTTAAGATTACCACCTTTGTAGTTTTTTGGATTAGTTAAATTAACAGTAACAGATAACTTTCTAGTTTTATTAAATTGATTTGGATTATCAACAAAACCAGGTGCTGGAATATATCTAGTTACACCTTCAAACTTACCCCCTCTATATGTTTTATCAAATTTTAATTCTTTACCATTCTCATCTTTTGCAACCATATAATTACCGTCATTATCTTTTCTTCTTTGTTTTTCATCTGTTGGGTCAAATGGTATGTATGGTCTTGAGCCACCATCAGTATGCCAAGAATAAAACTGACCTGGATTATAAACAGTAAACTGACAAGTTTCTGAAAAATCCCATTCGTAATTCCAACCAGCTTTATGATTTGCTTCATGAATATATGGATGAATTAATTCATAAATCCATTTGTCTGCTAACCAGCCTACTTTGGTATCTCTTACATATACATCTTCTTCTTTAATACCTTTTTTTCTTCTACCTTCAGCAGTTAAATGATTTTGTGCTATATTACCAGCATTAGATGTTTCACCACCTTTTTGTCTAAAATCAAAAGTGGTAGCATCTGTGGCATGTTTTCCACTTCTTTGTTCTGTCATTGTCATATCTGACAGCCCTCTTTCAATAATTGCATTGCATTGATGGTCGCTTAATGCACCTATGAAATAATAGTAATTGTTCTCTGTTATCACAAGGCACCCTCCGTGTATTTAATCCAAGTAGTTATGTTTCTTAATTGAAATCCTCTGTTATGTAGGTTCTTTACTATGTGTTCTAAATAACTAGCAACTACTTTCAGATAGTCAATCTTTGATTGTAACTTTATCATATCTTCGTCTGACTCAAGATATGTCGGTATATCTTGTCTTAATATTTTGAGTTCAAACGGTTTTTCTGATTTACCAGAATAATATTCCCACTTCTCTTTTTTTAAAATCTTCATATCAGTTTCTGCTTTACTTAACATTAATCTAAAATTACTGTATAGCTTTAAATACTTATTCAGTAAAGCAGGTGACCTAGTTTCTTCAATATTGATGTTTGTTTCATCAATCTTTGAGTCTTTGTCAAACATTTCTTGTATTGTGTTTAAATCCATATGAGGTACATTATATTACGAAATTGTCAATTTGTCAAGTAAGTTTTTCAAAATTAAATAATTGATATTGAAAAGTTGCTTGAGCTGTCATGTATTCTGTATCTGTTGCATCATTTGTATAATTTAAACCTGATAATGAAACAGGATATACATTTTCAAATGATATGTTTAAAACTGGATTATTTTTATTTGATAAGATTGTAAGGGTTGCATCAGAATACATTGCACTATCAGGTGTTCTAGGTTTTACAGTATCAGATGATGTTTTAGCTCTTGTTTCAGCTGTTGGAAATCTGTCTGTGTTGTCTTCTCTAAAACTTTTAAATTGTTGTCTATCTTTAGGAAAACCAATTGCACGAATCCATTTATGTAATTCTTGATAATTTTCTAAATTCTCATCTACTAAAAATGTAAGTTCTAAATTTTCAAAAGTTACTTTATCTGGTAAAACTGGAATGTCTTTGAAAGGTGTAGGAAATAATGCCTCACCCATATTGATACCTGGAATATTACATGCCGTTGTGAAGAATTGTACTTTAGGTAATTGTAATATAGAAAATCTAAACTGCGTTGGTGCAGAATAGTCTATAACTGTTGGTTGTCTTGATAATGCATTTAAGTCTGTCATACTATTATTTATAATCAAAAAAAAAGGGGAGCGAACTCCCCTTTTTCGTGGTGTGGTAGTTAAATTACATTAAGTTAGCGACTTTAACTCTTCTGTAATATTGGTTAGTTTCTTTAGTAAATGCAGTATTTGAAGAACCTGCATCGTTGTTGTCAGCTAGAGCACCAGCATCTACAGCGAATGGGTTATCAATCATACCGTATCTAGTTTTGAAACCAATTTTTGGTTGGAATGTTTGCTCACCAACTGCTCTCACCATTTGTAGTGGAACATATGGGCAATAGAAAGTACCAGCATCATAAGGTGAAGTACCTTTATATCCAACAACATAGTATTGACTTGCAGCTACATTGGCAGCATATGGGTCAACATATACTCTGTAACGACCATTCATTACACCAGCGAAAGTGTTTTGAGTGTCATCTACTTGTAAGTTGTTGTTTAATGCAGGAGTGTAATCTAAAATACCAGCCATTTGTAATGCAGAAGCAACATCAGCAGAACATAAGATAATGTTACCTTTGCCTCTTCTTGTTTTTTGACCGATAGCGTTAGCATCTCTTTCTATTTGGAACATTAAACCTTTGAATTTTTCAACAGACCATCTACCGTTAGAATCTGTGTCTAAATCAAAAGTACCAGCAGTAGTAGTGTTTACAGCAGCACCTTCAACAGCAGTTCTGTAAATTCTTCTTACTACTTCTCTGTTGATTTCAGCAAGAATCTCAGCAGATAGAATGTTAGCTAATTCTGTTTCAGCATCAAGACCGTGAATTGCTTTTAAGTCTTGAGCAAGTTCCATTGTGTATTCAGCTTTTAGAGCTCTTGATTTCGCAGTAACAGTTGATTTCTCGATTGAGAAAGCCATTTGAGCGAAATTGTTTTGAGAACTATCACCTAATGCTTCAGCCTGTGCAGTAGTCATACCTTGTGAAAAAGTATAAGTACCTTCTGGTGAATCATTTAACACACTTGGGTTAGTACCTTGTTGTGCAGATGTTAGTCCAGATGATGCGTTATCAGCAGAATGTTCTGCATCAGCTTCATCTACTAATGCTTCAGCACCAGACTGGTCATCGAATCTTGAACGCATTGCGAAGATTAAACCAGTTGGGCCTGTCATTGGTTGCACACCACAAATGTCATATGCAATCAAGTTTGGCATAGCTCTTCTAACTAATGAAATTAAAATTGGGTCCCAGTTAGCTAATGGGTTTGCACCCGCAGCTGTAGCATTTACTGGAGTTCCCTCTGTCAAGAAAGCAGCATCTTCTTTAAGTGCCTTTTCTTGGTTCTCTAATATAACAGTGGTTACGGCTCTCTTATACGCATCGTTGATTTTTGGCAAATCAGGATGGTCTAATACGGGCTGCCACTTTTCTTGTAAATGTTGTGTTTGAAACATTTTGTTTCTCCTTATATCTACTTTTATTTATATAATTTACTTATTTACTGCCCTTTTATGGGTTTTTTGAATCGCAGCCGTGTATGCCGCCATTGCATCAGAAGAATCAATTTCGTTTTCTGTATTTGTTTCTTCAGACAAAACCTGTTCTTTCTTCTCTTCAGAAGGGAAGTAAGAATTTTTTAATGTAGCTAGTTTATCTTTGAAAGAAGCTTCATCAGCAAATTCAACATCTTCAGTTAAAGATTTAAATTTTTCTTTTTCTGTTTCAGCTAAACCTTTTGATACTTCAGTAATCATAGATTCTCTGACTAGTTCACCGATTCTATTGGATTTAGTTTTAGTATTTTCCATTAGGTCGTTAACTTTTTTCTTTAATTCATCAATCTCTAAAGATTGTGCTTCAAGAATATCGTATTTTTCATCAGGAACATCAATGTAATGGTCTTCAAAAAGATTTTTTAAACCTGTGATAAAGTCTTCAGCAATTTCGCCTTTTAGACCTCTTTCAATCGCAAGTTGATTTTCTTTTTTCCACTCTTCAGTTACATAGTTTAGATAAGAGTCAACTTTGTCAACCATATCTTCTTTTGCTTCTTGAAGTGATTTTTCGTGGTCTTCTTGAAGAGTATCTTCAATCTGTTTGATTTTAGATGATACTGCAGCTTCAAAAATTGTAGAAGCTTTTGATTTGAAGTCTTCAGAAAAGTTTTCACCTTCTACTAAAGCGTCAACATCTTTTTTGACATCAACTTTATAGTATTCTTTTTTAACTTTTTCTTCTACTTCATCATCATCTTCTTTTTTACTATCATGAGCTACTTCACCATAGTTACTTTTCATCATAGTTTCCATGGCTTTGTACATTGCTACTAATTTTTCTTTTTTCATTCCGTTACCATGCTTCATCATTTCTTTCATTTTATCGATTTCAGCATGTAACTTTTCTTTAGTCATGTCTTCAGGCTTTTCTTCCATGTCTTCTTCTTTACCATGGTGACCCATGTTTAGAACTTTCATGTCTTCAGCCATAACTTTTCTTTCGATACCGTGTTTGAATTGTACATCGTACCACTCAACAAATCCGTTATCATCAGGAATAGCATGTGATTTTAAAATTGGTTTACCTTTTCCAAAAACTGGATGTTCTACAACAGTAGCACAATCATGGTCTTTAGAATGGCATAATTTTCTGATTTCGTCATCAGAGTAACCTTCAGCTTTTATTTTGTCGGCTTTCTCTGGAGCAACTGCACCTTTAGTAGGAGCGGTTGAATCTTTCTTGACTTTTTTAGCTGCATCAGGCTTACCAGCCATATTTGCATCTTTTTCAGGTGTAGGACCAGGAACTTCTTCAGGCTTTTCGCCATCTTTCATTTTGGGCATAGGGTCTGCTTTACCAGAACCTTTAGTAGGAGCATCGTGAGCTGCTTCTTCTAATTCTGCCGTTACTTCCTTTTCCAACTCCTCAATAGTTTGGTCTAAATCGGCCATTGGCTTTCTCCTTATTATTCATATATTTATTTATAGTTTTATAACTTTTTAAGAAACTTTGCAAACGCTAAAGATTGTATACCTGGTATTTTTTTACGCACACCAGTTTCGATATCGTTTACTATCTCTT